CTCCACAATATTTCTCAAAGTTTTTTTGTACTCCTGTACATCGATATTTAGGAATGGAGAGTATTTCTGTATCTTTAATGACACTATCTCCCATACAGGATCTAAAAGTTGTTTGTCAAAATTATTCCTAAACAGGAATATTCTATCCCAAATAGTAAAAGTTTCTATACTAATCTTCCCACTCAGGAACTTTTTTAGAATGACTGGATGTTGCTTTGAAGCATCAAGAACCTGCTCTAAGTTGTTTTCAGACAACATATCTTCTGATTCTTGTTTAAACATGTAGGACAAACTTTGCTGTCTCTTCATCCATTCTTTGTAACAAGAATCACCTTCTCTAATAATTTCTCCAATCCACATGGCTTGTGGATTATCATTACCTATAAAGTTAGACAAAAAGAAGTTTTTTATCTCTTCATCATTCTTCTGTCTACTAATTCTCTCAAACCAATACTTATCTTTACGTTTATTGAATGATTCTCCTGATGCTCTGGACTTACCTGCATACTTAAAGTAATCATATTTTGGTTTAGTAAAGTGATTCTTTAATGCAAGATAAGTTTTATAAGCATCAAAGGGTGTCATATCAAAAGTTTAGCTCTGGATGTTCTTTTTAAAAAATTTAAATTGATAGCATCACACTTTAATTTTTCTTTGAGTGGTTTGCTAATTAGTTTACTAACAGAATCAACTTCAAGATTGTTTTGCTCACAATAGAAGACAATAGCATCTATGTAATTCATTTCTTCATTAGTCTTCACAAGGTCTTCTATAATTTGAGAAAACTTTGCAGGGCACAGAAACTTAACTTCCAATGCATCCTTTAATTTATCTTCCATATTCTTTTAATTTAGTTTGAATAAACTCTTTAATGTATCCATTAAGTAACTTAATATATTTCATTTTATCATACTCCTCATAAACAACACAATCCCCATCTTCACATGCCATTAAGATAACTAACTTCTTAACAGGAATACCTGTCATCTCATAAAACATACAAGCATAAGCAACACACTGAACAAAGTAATGTTCAATCCACTCCTTTGGTTTTGGTTTCTTTGACGTCTTAAAGTCTATGACTGATAGTTCACCATTGTACTCTGCAATACAATCAACTGTTCCTGCGATGCCTAATTGTTTGCTATAAAGAGAACTTTCAAGTGCATGAATATTGTCAATGCTATTTAGTTTTTCTTTTGCAATCTGAAAAAGATAATATGAAAGTGGTTGAACCTGTGGTAACTGTTCTGCATTATGTAAGTATCCTTCTACCAAAGAGTGAAGGTCTGTCCCACGACTTGTTGCTTGTCTATTGATTTTGTTTGCTTCTGCCTCACCAACTTTCTTTCGCCATTCTTCAAAAATATGTTTATTGTGAAAGCTTGTGACTGATGTAATAGAAACTAACCTGGAAAGGTTATCTTCCCCAGGTAATTTATAATATCTAACTCCATCAATTTCTTCCCTTTCAAGTTTGGGAAGATTCATACTAACATGATTGAACATTAAAACCCTGCTGCCATTTTGTTTACAATGTAAGACTTAACCAAACCAGATCTGACAATATCCTCAATATCAAATTCAATAGATTCAAACTCTGGCATTCTTTGAATGATTTTCATGAAATCAAGAACTCCATTTCTTTCATTAGTTTTTGTAAGGTCAGACTGTGTGGCATCACCACAGAACATAATCTTAGAGTTGTCACCAACCCTAGTAATTATACTATCAAGTTCATGAAAGTTCAAGTTCTGACATTCATCAACAATAATAATAGAATTATCAAGAGTTGTTCCTCTGATAAATGAGGTGCTCCAAAATCTGATTGTCTCTTGTGCCTTGAGATTACCATAGAGCATCTCAAACTCTGCATCAGAGTTGCACTCAAACATATACTTTACCATATTCTTATAGGGAATTTGGTAAAGACTTGACTTGTCTTCATGATCTCCAGGAAGGAACCCAATTTCTCTAGTTGATACCAAAGATCTAACAATTACAATCTTATCATAAGGTGTAAGTTCATCAAGAACATCTTTAAGTGCCAAGTATAATGCACAGAATGTTTTACCTGTACCTGCACAACCATAGACAAACAAATGTTTTTCTAAATCATAGGCATCAAACAAAATTGTTTGATTCTTAGTCAGTGGTTGAATATCAAGTAAAGTTTCTGAGTTAATTGGTTTTCTCTTCTTTCTATTTCTTGAAGTTGTACCAATCCCAATAGGAGAATCTCCTGAGTTTCTTCTTCTGTTTCTTGCCATTAGATTTTAGTTACACGTGAACCTGGGGCTTTAGATGCTTTTTCAAGCACATCGTTCCATCCTGGATTTTTTTGAATGAGTTTGTTCTTCCACTCACCAACTTCTCCAGGAGTTGCACATCCTTCTGACCAATCCCTTTTCCACTCAGGATTGTCTTCGTACCATTTAGTAATATCATGAACACTCAGTTCAATCACTTTTTTTTCACCTGTCTCTTTATGAATGATTGGATAAATTGCCATGTGTAATAATAGTATACAAAAAATATTTATGGGTGTCAACCAAGATATAAATTATCTAACTTTCTAATAGTCTGATCTTTTGTAATGACCCACCACAAATACTTTGCTGCTCCAATTGCTGTACCCCCATCATGTGATATAGGATCCACATAAAAATTGACATTTGGAAATTTTTTTAGGTACTGATAATTATTAACACAGTTCAAAAAATATCCACCAGAAAGAGATATATTGTTAGTATTACAAAGATCTAATGCTTTTTCAATAAGATATATTGTATGAGTTTTTGTTTCTTCTTGAAGAGTTTTCAATATATCTTTTTTTTCTTGATCAGTTCTATTTGAAATATTACTAAGAAGTGGATATAATAAATTGTTATTTGTTATACCAACATCATCAATATAAGAAAACCACTTTCCATATTTTCCTGTGTGGTTTCCATAAGAAGATAGTCCCATTATTTTGCCAGCATCATGTCCACTATTATATCCTAACTGAAAAGAAAATTCATTAAACATCAATCCACACCCCATAGAATCAGAAAGAACTAAAGTGTGTCCATCTTCGTTTAAAACATTGAATTGCCAGTAATTACTTTTACCTAATTTAGAATAGTGTTTGAATTTTCTTTCAAATCCTTCAGATAAATTAAAAGAATATATGGATTCAATTTCTCTAAAAGGATTTTGATCTTGTTCAAGATATGCTCCAGACCCATCAATTACTAAACAAGCACAGTTTTCAAACCCAGAAGAAAATGCTGCAATAGAAGCATGGTACAAGTGATGAGCATTTTCATTAAATATAGAGTTGCTCCATTCTATACCAGACTCTTTTAATTGTCTTAAAACACCATTAATTATTTCTAAATCATAAGAAGAATCTCCAAAAGAAGAAAAAATTACATGGTCAATTAAACTAGTATGTTGTTTAATATTTTTACTGTGGTAGTAATTGAAAGGAATAGGTCTTTGATGACTCCAACTGTTGTGTTTAAGTTTAGATACTCTTTCATCCTCTCTATAAAAAACAATTTCACCGTCTTTAAGTAAACAACTTGAAGAGTCATGAGATATGTTTATACCAAGAATGTACATTAAACATTCTCCTCCACTATTAATTTCATTTTTTTTGGTAAAAATAAGTATTCAATTTCAGATCTTTTTAAGGTATCTATAGCATCTTCTAATGTTTCTACTAAGGTTTCTCCACCAAGATTAAAAGAAGTATTAAAAAGAATTGGAACAGAAGTTTTTTTATAAAAACATTTTATCAAATTATAGTAATGATAATTTTGTTTTTCTGTGACTGTTTGAATTCTACAAGTATTATCTACATGAATAATACCTGGAATTAAATTCTTTTTATCTTCCAACACTTCTACTGCATAGGACATAAATGGACTTTCTTTTAATCCAATCATATCAAACCAATCATGAACGTGTTCTAAAAGAATAGTGCCAGCAAAAGGACGAAACCATTCTCTCTTTTTAACTCTATTAACATGATCTTTTGCATTTAAATCTCTTGGATCATATAAGATAGATCTATTTCCCAAAGCTCTTGGGCCAGCTTCACATCTACCTTGATAAATTGCAACTATATTTTTTTGAACTAATAAGTCACAAACATCAGAATAACTTACATCAATCTCCATTTCATTCAATTATAATAGATGGTTGGTCTACACACTCTGAACAGTTTTCCCTAGTCCACTCAAGTGCCTCAGACACTGTTGGAAACTGGCATGTGAACATACACTTACATTCTTCTGCAATTTCCATGTGCTCTTTTTGTGTTCCATTAGCAGAACGCAGATTGATATAATGAATCCATGACCTTACTGAACCTGTCATATAGATTCTTGTAGGAGTTGCCAAAGGGAGCACAAACCTTGCACACTCTTTTGCCACACCATGTTCCAGAAGAGTTTTGTACAGATTATTGGCAGAAGAAAAATGATTTGCAATCATTCCTTGAAGAGTCAGTTTTTCATATTCTGACATATCATCAATAGAATTTTGACGATTCTTAGTGTCTTGTCTACGCAAATCTGGAATTGGAATATGATCAGTCAGCAAACTTGTGTCTGCATACCTTTGACTAAACTCTTGAAAAGTAAAACTTCTGTGGCGCAGAATCTGAGCAGCAATACCACGATTAGTTTCAATTTCCAAAGTCATAGTAGCCTGCTCAAAAACAGACCAATGATTATGTTTAATGCAATAACGCAATAACCCTGCGTAGTTTTCGTTGTCTTGATTACTAGGGTTAGACACTCTAGCAACGTATGCCATTGTCTTTTCTGCATCTGGCGTAACACTAATAAGTTTTACAGTCATTTTTTACCAAATCCTTTGTAATCTCTGTGTTCAAGTCTAAGTATTTCTTCTTCAATCACTTGAAGTTGATGATTCATGTAATCTAATTCTGCTGGTGTGTATAACTTAGATTGGTTTTCTGTTGCTTCTTTCAACAACTTCAACATTTTTTTAAGTTTCATCCAGAAAATACCTCATCATAATCTTCTTCATAAGGAACAATCACTGCTTCATCATTCTTCAAAACTTCCTCAGGGACACTGTTAAGTTCTTGCTTTAAAGAATGTACAAGAAGTTCTAAGTTTTTAACTATCAGTCCAACTCTTTCTTTATCCATTTAGTTAAATGTCATCTCTACAATTGTATATAAAAAAAGGGGAGTAGTCAACTCCCCAAATGGTTATACAGTTTTTAGCAAATCCCTACAAACTTTTTTACATGTCTGTTTATCTTCATCACATTCAGTCAAACATTCAAAGTATGAATTCATTAATTCGTGTTGATCAATGAAATTATCTATTGAATTTTCCAACCTCTTCCAAGCAGCTAATTGATTGTAAGAAATAAGATTGTGCATAATATCCTCCATGCACGAAGAACAACATAATAAAAAACTTTCAGATCATATCTGTCACCATTCAAATTATATCATATGTATTATAAAATCCTAACATTTTTTATTTTTAGCAACAAAAATTTATGCCTACTAATCTCTCTGTCTCCAATCATCAGGTTTTTCTTCTACCCACCAATCTACCATATCATCAGTATCTTTAAATCCTCTTTTACCAAATCTTTCATGTCCCAATCCACCAATATCAAGTTGGTTTAAAAAATCATCCATACCACCTTCAACCATATCAGGATTCTCTGCTTTCCTTCTTGCTTGACGAAGTATTGTGCAAGCAGATCTATTTGCCTTTGCAAGTTTTTCTGCCCAGATCATATCAGATAATTCAACACTTTCCCCTAATACAATCTTTCTACAAATTTCCTCTAAACGAAGACGATATTGTGTAGAGAGCATATACAATCTCCATATAGGGGTATTTAGTATAAGGTTGAACCTCTTAAAGAATTTTCTAACTCATTAACTTTTTGAAAATCTGCATACGCAGATTCAGACCTTTGATTAAGAATGGACATAATATCATCTAAAATAATTTGATTGTCCACATAATCGTCAAAATATTTTTCTAAAGCTTCTTTCAGATAACGCTTACGATGCCATTCAGGTGAATAAGGTTTATACATGATAAGGACAGGTTAATAGTTTCATGGTATCACTAATCAATAAAATTGTCAACGTTCTATGTAACTTAAAGTGTGACTGGTTGAACAAAGTTGCTCAATAATCATGTCACAACCAATCTTAGGATCACAATCCCCACAAGTATATACATCTACTGCTGCCTTACTATGCTCTGGCCATGTATGAATACTGATATGACTTTCTGAAAGTAATGATATCACTGTAACTCCATGAGGATTAAATGACTTAGAAATAGTTTGAAGCACAGTAGCACCACTTGCTGTTGCTGCATGTTCTAACAAATCAATAAGACCTTGTTCATCATTCAAAAGAACAAAAGAGCATCCATACAAATTCAGTAGATAATGTTTGCCCATTTATTTTTTACTTTTCTTTTGAGGTTGATTGTATATCTTTGGATTAACTTTTCCTTCTGACCATTTCATAGAAATAACATTTCTATATTCATCATAATAGTAGTCAAAGATACTAACTTGTGTTCCTTGAGCTATGTCAAACTTAACTACTCCACTATCAGAGTAGGATATGACATAGGAATCTAATGGGAGGGATTTGTTGTTTGCAATTGAAACATCACAATCCCTATGAATGATATTAATTTTTCCTCCCATAGTTCAGTTCCAGTTGATCTCTGGAAATGCATCTTGTACAACAGCTTTAGTAATCTTAAATCTCTTATGCAGTTGTTTATCCTTAACAAGGCACATTAAAGAAGCCTCAGATTCATGGAGAGCTTCCAACATCTGAATAAACATAATCTCTCTTTTTGGTTGAGGCAGATCAGTAACACCTTTTACAAAGTGATTGAACTTTCTCCATTCATGAATCAATTTACTGTGCTCTGTCCCAGCAGGGGCATCATTAGGCGTGTAAGGAACTTCCCCCACAGGGAATGCTGATTCTACAGCATCATCAAAGTTCCAAATAAGGACAGACCTTAGTGCAGGACTGTCATAGTGTCTCAGAATTTGAATCTTTTCGTCTCTTGTTTTTGAATTAGAAACTCTTTGAATAATTTCAGAGATCAATTGATCTGTTGGTAATTTCATAAATCACTCCATTTTTAATCTTCTAAATCTTCCTCCTCATCAAGGAAATCTTTGTTCTCAAATCTAAATGCTATAAGTTCATCTGGAACAACCTGACCATCTTCATCAAACATTTCTGGATGATATGTATAAGGTTGTTTTTGTTCAAGGTGTTGTTTTACTGTCCAACCAACTAAACTACCAAGTATTAGAGCAAAGATTACAAACAATACTGAAAAAACAAGGGCTAGTGCTAACATAGTAATTCTCCTAAACTACTTTTGTTTCCCTATATTCAAGGAAAAATTAAAGTAAATGGTTATTTTTCTACTGAAAAAAGAAACCATCCTTTCAAAACATATTGAAAATGTTTTTTTATGTGGATTCCTCCTTTTTAGTACTAACTCAACACCCCTATTAATAGGAAGATTGTTACCATTATTTATGGTCATCCAAGATAATTATTTTCTTGTAAATATTTGACTGTATCAGAACATCCCCCAAGATGTTCTTCATTGATAAGAACCTGAGGGAAAGTAGAACCTTCTCCAAACTCTTTATAAAATTCTTCTCTTGTAAAATGAGTTCCAAGAACATATTCTCTAACTAAAAAACCTCTTGATGCACTAAGTGCTCCTAAGACTTGGAGAACCTTTGTGCAGTAGGGGCAACCATGTTTACTATAAACTGTAAAATTCATAACTCAAATTTTTATTGGATGTGGACGTTTTTTATCTGACTTAATAGCACATAGCCATGCTGTTGTGACTGCAATATTATCTTCCCACCAATTAGTCTCCAATCTAAATTCTTGAAATCTAATTGTAGTGTTCCTAATAAATTGTGCTTTGTCTGCTCTGGTGTAATACCAGAAACTATTTTGATTCCAAAAACTCACATGAGTTGGGTCTTGCCATGCTCCTCTACCATCAGTAGAAGGAACTTCAATGAATGCCCAACCACCATCACAAAGAACTCTATGTATTTCACTCATAGTTTTAATTGGATCTTTAAGATGTTCAATTACATGACTTGCATTAATAACACCAACACTATTATCTGGTAATGGAATTCCATCATTTAGATCACAAGTAATATCACCACCTTGCTGATCAATGGTAGTATACCCAGGTTTTGGGAAAAGTCCACCACCAATATCTACCTTCATCAGACCTTTAAAATCTGCATCCCTTTCTGCAAGTTGTTGTCCATACTGATGAAACAACTCAAAAGTTTTAACCTGAATATCATCAATCCTCTGTGTTTGAGTATTGTCATTACCAGGAAGCCATCTGTAATAATAAAGAACCTTTTGAATAAAATGAAACTTAGTTTTAAGATAAGTTCTAATTACCAATTCATGATCGTCACATATATTTAACTCTGGATTGTGTCCACCAAGTTCTTGATAAACAGACTTTCTCCATGCTCTAACATGGTCAGGTGCATACCAAATGATACCAATGCTGTGACTGGTAGGAGAAAACATATCAATCTTCATAAACTGTTCACCTCTAAATTCTACCCACTTGTGAGTCCAACCATTAGCAGGATTCCATGGGACTTTATATTCAGGACCTCTCATGTCATAGAGAAGATTTTCACTATAAGCAAAACCAATTTCCTCATCTTGAAATGCCTGGTTCAGTTCTTGCAAACAATCAAGACTCAGTAGATCATCATGATCTACCTCTACAAGAATATCACCTTTACCAAGATTGAATGCTTTATTCTTAATGAATCCTACATTAGGATTTGTAATCCCAGTAAAAACTTTTACACGATTATCATCTTTAAGTTCATCTGGTAGGTGAACTAATTTGCAGTCACCATTTAGATACAGAACCCATTCCCAATCTGTGTATGTTTGATTCTTGATAGTATCATACAACTCCATTAAAAATGGAATATTATCTTTCTTATGCTCTGGTGTAATAATACTAAACTTATAATTTTTCATATCAATCAAAAAAGAAAATGTGAAATAACCTGGAATCTTCTATGTTTGTACCAAAGTATTCTGATGCTGCATGAATACATTTTGCATCAAATAGAACTAATCTATTGAATACATTACCAACTACATCAACCAATTTAAACTTTGTCTTGTCATAGAATCCCCCAGAAAATGCTTGATTTGAATTTGGATCTGACTCATGCCTAGCTCCACTTTCATGAGCATAGAAAGAAGTTCCACATTGATATGGAGCATTAGGTGTTAAGTATACCATCCCTGCCAAACTTTGTCCATCCCAATGATATACTAATGAGTCTTGTGGAGTGCAGTATTGGAATCTGCCACACATGGAATGAGATTCCCATGCTGTAATTTTCTTTCCTATCACATTTTCAATTTCTCTTTTAGTTCCAGGAACAAAGTGTTGTTCTACTGTCCTCTTTCCTTTATACCATTCAGACAACTCTTCATACTGCTGTTGAAGTGCATATGTTCTAACTGCATGTGGATTTGAATAAAAATTATCTACAACCCAAATTCTTTTATTGTAATTTAGATTTACATTACTTGTAGCTACAAATTTCATTGTTTGTCTTCATTCATTTTAGATAAAGCAAAATCATTTAGATGTTTAATATAAGTTCCAGTATCATAGTAACAATTAATATCTAACAAGAACATTAGATCTGGAAAAGGACACTTTCTTTCTTCTGATAAAAGATAAGATGACATTTGAAACATTGTTGCATAATCTCCCATGTCCCCACAAATTTCACACAACCTAACTAAATGTTCATTTCTTCTTGGGCAGAATTGTGCTGCTTTATTGAAATAATCAATAGCATTTTCAATGTCTCCTATGAATCTGTAACTGTTACCTATGCAGTAGAAAGCATAGTAAGAAAACTCATCAAGGTGTTTTGGAGTATTAGTATTTTTATAGTCATGAACATGATTTACATACTCATTAAAATAGTAAATAGATCTCCTAGCAAATTCTACTTGTTGAGAACTTCTCAAAGGAAATGTTTGACACCCAGAAGCATCAGAATAACTCTTACCAATGTACCAAAAATGATAAATGTCATCCAAAAGAGTATTTTCTCTAATCATCTTCTCTTCTAACTTCAAACTGTCAGTGACATACTTGGTAGGGGTTTCATAACTTTCTCCTCCACTACCAAATCCAACCTGCCTAAAAGATATTGGAAGATTGACTCTTTGGAATTTTTCACCAATATCATTCATTTCCAAAGAAATAGTTTCATGAGCAATATCATGATTGAATCTCCAAGGAAGTTTTGCATTCCAAATCCATGCTCTGTAATATAGAAGTCCTGGTGCTTTTGCTGGAACATGAAAGCTTTGAATTGATGTGTCATTAAAGACAGACCAATCAAAATTATCATCAACTTCTAAAATTTCATCACAATCCATTTTTAAAATCCAATCACATCCATGATCAAATTTCAAACATGTCTGCAATAGATGATCTCTATTCCAACCAAAACTAACCCAACCTTCTTCTACATTATAAACAAATCCAGGAATACCTTTCTCTTTAAAGAATGATCTGACTATCTCTGCACTTCCATCTGTTGAACCATTGTCTTGCATGATCCAATAGTCAATATACTTGTAGCAAGATTCAATCATGTTACGAATGACCTTTGCTTCATTCTTAAACATGGATATCATTACTATCTTAGAAGTTTTATTCATGATGCTCTTTGTTTAATAAATTCTAATACTTCTGTGTTGTTTTCTTGATCTTGATATGGAGCATATAAAGCTCTTTTCCTATAATCTACATTTTGAGGTAAATCAGTTAGGTAATAAAATGCTATGCTTTTTCTATAAGTTCCTTGTGGACAAGTGATTGGTTCTGGAAAACCATGCCAAGAGTTTTGAGTTGTGTCAAATAGAATTGCTCTGTTAAAAACATTGTCAACTACTTTTTTAAGTTCTTTTGGTTTATGCTTTTGGTCATCATGTGACCAAAGTTCTAATCCACCACCCCAGGTAAAGTTCCAACCCTCAGTAAGATACAAAATAAGATTAAGTTTTCTTTGTAAATTTAATTTTGGATGAATAGAATAATCCAAATGTACATTTAGTTTACCCCCAGTTCCATGCATATGCCAACCTGCCCCATGCAATCCAATATCAGGATATAAAGATTGTATCCCAGTCAGTTCTTTGATTTGCTGAACAAAATTAGAAGAACTTAAATGCATAAACAACTCATAAGTCTTGGGAGGAAACTCCCACCAATCATTACAAGTCTTTTTATTTTCTAATGGATTATTATAACAGTACCACTTAGGATGATCATAATCAATAAATTCACTCTCTAACTGTATTGCAGTTTCTATTGGCAGGAAATCATCAACTACCCAATGATCAAATGGATCCATCAATATTTGGTATTAAAAAAGAAAGTTTGAAATAGTCTACCATTTTGATAGTTAGTACCAAAATAATCAACAGATGCATGAAAAAGATTACCAGGATATAAAATTAACCTGTTGTAGATGTTACTAACTCTATCAACAACTTCCCACTTTGTATAGTCATATGCATCTTCACCATAATCTTTATTGTTGATAGAAATTCTATCCTTAGATTCTTTATGCCTATACAATGCAGTACCAGCACTGAGTGGAGCATCAGGTGTCAGGTAGCATACTCCTGCCCACATATTATTGTAGTCAGAATGAATCCATGTACGATCCATTGCTGTACAGATTTGAAATGCTCCTGTGTAACTGTTGCCCTGGTCATCAACTAACCAATCAGTTACACCACCAGCAGCATGTGATACCAGAGCATTAATAACTTCTTTAAGGCTATCATTTAAAAATGATTTAGTCCTAAGTCCTGGGTAGTTTCCTCTTACTTCAAACTCCTGGGACAGTGCAAAGTTTCTTACTTGATCTGGATTATCATAAAAATCATCTGCAATAATAAGATTAACTTTCATTCCAATATGCTCCAGTTCTTGAACAATACTTTGTGTTTGGATCTATACTTTTAAATCCTTCCCATCCAGGTTCATTTTCTGCAACTCTTTTACCATGAAAATAGTCTCCAATATGATTGACCATCATACCACCTTCTGATGTTTTTAACAACCCAGCACCAATACCATGCTTGTGTTGTAGATAGTGTGCAATCACAGATTCAGATGGATTGTTTCCTGTCTCCTCTAAGATTGGTTCCCTGGCAATCCATGCTGGATACAGTGACATTAACATCCAAAAATATGGTGTTGCTTTTTCATATCTATATTTTTTAAATATTACATCATCTTCCTTTGGTCCAATATCTTCTGTTTCATGCTCATACCAATTATTTCTCTTCAACTGAACCTGAGATAATGTCTTGTCTTGTTCAAGAAGTTCAATCATATCCATAATCTTTAATGGATACATTACTTCTACATCATCCTCATGGTGAAAGATATAGTCATAATCTCTTTGTCTTATTAAATTAAAAAGTTCTTGCCAGGTTTTTGTAATACCTTGGTTTTCTTCATGAAAAATAATTTCATTGTAACCATTAGATACTACAAACTCTGCTAAGGATTCATTATCTCTTCCCAGAGGATAGTCATCAATAAACAAATGGTGAACATCAAGTTCACTGAAATCTAATTTTTTATTTGCTTCAAATGTTTTTTTGAGAAACTCTACTCTATTAGTAGAAAACATTACATGCAATAATTTCATGATTCATTCAGTTTAATATTATTATGTTTTGTGGCACAAGCACCTCTGCCCCATCCACGACTAACACTATTTACATAGGAACAAATCTTTCCACTTTGCCCACAATAGGGACACTTTGCATTTGGTGGGTCATTTGCATAAGGATTATACTTTTCCTTTTTAGGTTTTCTTGCGTTTTCTGCTTGTTTATGTTTTCTATGATTCATACTCTTACAGGCTCTTGCTTACCTTCTGGCAACTTGATCTGAGGGAGTTTCTCTAGTTCACGAACTTCCCAAGAACCACCAACTCCACCATCCATATTTACCACAATCTCATTCGTCGGTAATGCCTTTGGCATCTGAATATCAATCACCTGACCCATCAAAAACTTATTCTTCGTGTAAGTGCGATTCTGTGGGTCCATTGAAACCATCATAAGTGCATCTTGTTCATCTCCACAATCACTAATTTTTCTTCCAGTCTTTTTATCAAGAACTGAAAAATACTCTTCATTATACTTTTTCATTGTCTGATCTCTTTTCTTTATTATAGGATACTTTGAGTGGTCTGTAAAGTTGAGGCCAAGTGTTTCTAATGATCTCTGCCAACTTGTAAGGTGTATCTGAACTAATCATAAAAAAAGAGTTCAGAGAACTCCCCTTATTTAGTTTTAGGTCTGAAGGGGCAGTCAGGACATCCTGCCCCACAGCATCCTTTAGAGTGCGTTGCCACGAGGCAAGACTTCCTCTGGGAATACAAAGTTCTCATGAGGTTGATCTACTGGTGCCATCCAAGCACGAAGTCCTTCGTTGAGAAGAATGTTCTTCGTGTAGAAAGTTTCAAACTCTGGATCCTCTGCTGCCCTTACTTCCTGACTTACGAAATCGTAGGCACGAAGATTAAGAGCCAAACCAATAATACCAATAGAGCTAGTCCACAGACCCATAACGGGAACAAAAAGCATAAAGAAATGAAGCCAACGCTTATTAGAAAAAGCAATCCCGAAAATCTGTGACCAGAAACGATTGGCAGTAACCATCGAATAGGTTTCTTCTTCCTGCGTAGGTTCGAAACCTTTGAATGTGT